TGGACAGCAACGAAATGATACAACATTTTTTCAACACCAATCCCAGTATCCTAGAATGGTGCCAGACCAATCTCACCAGAGTGGACGAACAAACGCTGTCCATTTGGCCTAGCACCTGGGGCAGATATCACACAGAATGGACTGTGGCGCTTCGCAACCTAAGTGAAACAGAGTATGTGGCTGCACGACTGAGGTTCGTTTAGTCGCGGTTCCTGCGATCTCTCATGCAGCTAGTGCAGCAACCTGCACCATGTGTGTCATCTGCGTCAGCTGGACCTATCACGTGTTCTGCGTTGATGCTGCTCCATCCGCTGCCATTGGTCACCTGGAACACGCCTATGTAACCACCGCTGTACAGCTGGAATGGTGCAGTGATATGGTTCATCTGATCGTAGCGATGACCTGCATGGTTGGTTATGGTTGTATCAAACCATGAGGGCCAAACAAAGTCGCTGACTTGTATGCCGTTGATCTGATAGCCTAGATTGTCTGCTTCTACCGCATCGCAGGCCTCGTAGGCATAGATCAATCCAGCTGTGTCGCTGGTCTGGTTGAACACAGTGAGGTTCACGTAGGGATCCAGCATCATCTCCAGCAGCTCGTGGCTGAGAGTGACTGTCCAGTTGTAGCCATAGGTCATGTCGTCCTTGGCAAAGATGCGTCCGTAAGGCACACCTGAGGCTGTCTCGTCGTGGTAGCCTAGCGCTCCTTGGGCGTCACTGTTGTCCAAGATGTAGATTGGCCATGCGCCTGTGGGAATGCTTTGGTTGCTGCTAACAAACACCAACGTAGCAGTGGTACCCCAAGCAGCTTGCCAATCTCTGTCTAATTGTATCTGCAGTGCTGCTATCACAGGAGTGATCTGAGAATCTGTGAGAACCGTGCACTTGTTCTGTATGGCTATGGTTGGTCCTATGCGCGCCACGGTGTTGCCGCCACCAGGCGGAGGAGTCGGCGTTGGAGCCGGCGGAGCTGTGTAGGTATAGAGGCTGTTAGCTGCATTTGTACCGCTGCTGGTGGTAACCGTAACGCTGACAGCACCGGCTGCGTGGGCCGGTGCGGTAGCATGTATCTGAGTGTTGCTGTTGACAACCACGTTGGTAGCTGCTGTGCCACCAAACTTTACGCTGGTTGCACCTGCGAAATAGTTACCCGTGATGACCACGCTGGTCCCACCTGCGATGTTGCCGCTGCTGGGACTAACACTGCTCACGGTTGGAGCTGGTTTGGTAGAAGCTGTAATTCCCAGCGCTGCAAATCTAGCTTGGATCTGCTCTTCTGTGGGCAAGCGATAGGTCGGCATAGGTGTCTCCTGTTGACAATAGCTATTTACAAGATCGCAGAATTATAGATGATATCGCCATGCAGATATATGCTAAATAATATCACGGAGATAAATTATGGCACAACTCTATAAAATAACGAATGTAAAAAATAACAGAGCCTATATAGGTATAGTTGTAGCATCTAATAAAGATTACCTCATTCGTTTCGCTGAACATTTGTCTGGAGAAGGTAGTGTTTGGATTAAACGCGAGTTAGATGATAAGACAGCAACCGAATCAGACTTTAAGGTAGAACTGTTAGAAGAACATGATGATGTGAGATACATAGCCGACAGAGAGATTGACCTTATTCAGGAACATCGCACGTTATATCCAAATGGTTACAATGGTAATATTGGCAATTACATTATAAGAAACCAAGAAACTAACACCAAAGCTGGTATCACTCGCAGTCAAAATAGGGCTTTAGGCAAACATAAATCTACTGGTCAACCAGGTAAAGCTATCTACAGATATCCAACTGGTGAAACTGCAAAATTACCTATAGATCATGCTGATGTAACATCTGGGTTGGTAAAACATGTCAATTATAAACCAACTGCATGTCAAAGAATAAGACAGGAACAAATAAATCTTGAGCGACAACGTAACGGGGGATGGACTGATAAAGAATTGGTCGAAAAAGAACGTCGTAGTAAATTATGGAAGCATGTGCATCACACAGATTGGTGGCAGAAAGGTCGTGAAACTTATCGAAACCGCATGTCCAGGGGTGAATACACAGATGCCGAATTGGCAACTTTTGGACGTAGATCAGAAATAGTTGCCAAAGAATGGTCTGATTGGTCAGCTGAAGACCGGTTGGCTAGAACTAAGAATGGTCTTAACATTATGAACAGTATGGTATCCTGCGAACACTGTGGGTTATCTATGAACAAAGGAAATTATCGAAGATGGCACGGATTGAACTGCAAGCAAGTCAAGATATGACAGATGACGAGGATCAATCAGATACCAGCCAATGGATTAAAAAAATATCACGAGATTACTCCATTTATGTGTGCCAAACTCGCGGAATACCAAGTGTGTGCGACGGACTCAAAGATGCACAGCGAAAAGGACTAGATGTAATCAAACCGCTTGGAGACAAGATCAAGACCATATCTCTAGCAGGTCTCATGATAAGTTCTAATAGATACCTACACGGCGATGCCAGCGCTGCTGAAACGCTGAGCCTGATGGCTGCTCCCTACTGCAACAACGTGCCTCTGCTGCAGGGCATTGGTGCTTTTGGTACCAAGGTTGGTCCCACTGACTGGGGCGCAGCACGTTATACCTACCTCAAGCGCAATGCGCAGACAGATGCGCTGGTGTTTACAGACTATGACATCGTGCCGCTTAAAGAAAACTATGACGGATCGGTGCTGGAACCCAAGAACTACCTACCTCTGGTTCCCATGGTGCTGCTGAACGGCATCAGTGGTATCGCAGTGGGTTGGAGCACAGACATACTTCCGCGCACGCTGGATGACATCATTGACGCTACCATCGGTGCCATTGACGGCAAGAAGATCAAGCAGCTGGTACCAAGATACGATTATCTAAACTGCGGTGTGCGCAACATAGCTGGCAACACCTGGGAGTTCACTGGACGCTGCCGGCTGGACGGCAGCACTGTGTGGGTAGAAGAACTGCCTCCCGATCTCAGCCTCGAAAAGTTCAAGGCACGCTTGAACACCATGGAGGAAGAGGACAAGATACAAACCTACATTGATCGCAGCACCAAGGAGATCAAGATCGAGATCCGCTTCAAGCGCGGTGCCATCAAGGACTGGACTGAAGACACGGCCATCGACTACTTCAAGCTGCGCAGCAAGGCCACCGAACGCATCGTGGTGCTAGATTGGAATGGCAACAGCGTTCGCCAGTTCGAGACTGCTGAGCAAGTGGTTGCTGAGTTCGTTGAATGGCGCTTGGGTTGGTACAAGACGCGCTATGAGAAGATGATAGCTGATCTCACCTACCAATTGAACTGGAATCTAGCGATCAAGGCCTGTATCGACGGCAAGCTACCTCAGTTCTTGCCCACCGCCGATGACAAGGCTGCTATCGTTGCCAAGGTCAAGGCGCTGTGTGCAGCTATCACCTTAGACGATGATCAGATAGATCGCATTGCCAGCTTGCCCAGCTATCGTTGGGCCAAAGACACCTATGCTGAAGTGGTAGCAAAGATAGCTGATCTATCCACAACAATCGCTGATCATCAAGCAACTTTGGCTGACCCTGTGAAGCAAAGAGAAATATATAAACGTGAGGTCCAGGCGTTGAAAAAGCTGCCAAAAGTGGACCGATGATCACAGGGGCGTTATATGGAAGATCTGGCTGTCAATCCAAGCATAAGCTTCTATCTTAATACTGCATTTGATTACGAGATACGCAACAGGCTAGACATAGATATCGCTAGATTACAAGATGTAGATGAGCTCAACGAGGCACAAACTGATGAACTGCAGCGCCTCAACACAGTGAAAGAATACCTTCTGCGTCGCAAGGGTGAGTTGAAACAATGACTGATTGGTTAGTAACAGCAACAGAGACACAGGCCAAGCTAGAAGACGCTTGTACCAAGCTGGCAGCTGCTGAGGCAGAGCTGGCACGACATCGCTACAATCTGGGCATCATTGCGCATGATGGTTATGAGCTCAGCCACGACAAGATACGCCAACAGCGCGACTATTTCATCAAGCTGGCACGCCAATCTCTGTATCCAGACAGCAAGGATACTTAGTGGATGGTGTTATGGTTG